TTAAGTCTTACGTCTGGATTGCCTAGCGGATTTTTCCGCTGTCATATTTTCCAATATGGGCACCACGTCTTTGGGATCATATAGGTGTTTACCATCGCGGCCTTTGTTGAACGCTCTTAAGCTATCAACAATAGTTTTTCTGGAAAAAGGGTATCGCTCTAAAACCCAAGCAACTGGCACGCGGTTTGGTAGTTCTTCTACCTTGAGCTCAACCACTTTACCGACATTCGGAATCGTGTCATTCAAGAAAATTTGCGGCGGTGAATCTGACTCTACCACCATGTAATACTTACCCATGTGCCACCTCACGTTTTTTCATTGATTCCATAAGTAGATCTTGAACTTCGCGCTTTGATTCTCGGCGCTCCATAACAACTTCATCCATCGTGCCTTTGGCTACAATGTGATAGATAAATACAGGGCGGTCATGGCCTGCCTGCGCTTGGCGCGTTGGTCCAATTCGTTCAACGATCTGTTGGTATTGCTCAAGATCCCACCAGTGCGAAAAGAACACCAAGATATTCCCACCGTCTTGTAGATTCAGCCCGTGGCCTGCACTGGCTGGATGGGCAAATAGAACAGGAATTTTGCCTGCATTCCAGTCGCGAATGATTTGCGGATCTTTGTTTAGATGCTTGCCTTGCGGGAAAGCCTTAAGCAACCTAGCTAGATCAGATTTGAAATGATAAGAAACTAAGACAGGCATTCCTGCTGCTTCTTCAATCACCGATTCCAAAGCTTGAATTTTTAGATCGTGAACGGATTCATAGGATCCGCTTTCATCCGTGTACACAGCGCCACTGGCAATCTGCAAGCACTTCATGGTTTTAGACGCGGCATTAAACGCTTCGACTTCAATCGAATTAGATAACTCAATGAACATTTCTTTTTCCATATCGTCATACAGCTTGCGCGCTTTGCCTTTTAACTCAACCTCAAGAGTGGTTGTAATTGGTTCTTTGATATCAAAATAATCCTTTGCTTCAATACTAATGCAGATATCTTTTAACTTGTCTTGGATTTCCTTTTGACTATGTTCAAAAGGCACTAATTGAATGGCGTTACGATCTGCGCCAACAGAAACCGACTGAAACCAACGATCTGTAAAAGCTGTAAAGCTTGTGCCTAATCTTTCACCGCGATCTAAAAACCAAGATTGCCCCCAAAGATCTTTAATGCCGTTCGGTGAAGGCGTACCAGTGAGTTCAATGAATCGCTTCACTTTCGTATGAGCAACCTTACTCAACGCACGGGCGCGAACAGATCCTTGGCTGACGCGAAAACCTTTAAGCTTGGTGCTTTCATCCGCAACCACTTTGGTAAAAAACCAATCCGTGCTGAGAAACGACACGAGCCATGGGAGGTTTTCATAGTTGATCGTGTAAATATCTGCTTTGGTTTTTAGTGCGCGCACACGTTGTTCAGGTTTGCCGATGATCGGGATGATCTTCACATCTTGAAGATGACACCATTTCTTCACTTCGTCTGGCCATGTTTGGTTTGCAACAAGCAGCGGGGCAATCACTAAGGTCGCACCGGGTTCGATAAGGCTGAGAATATCCAGAGCGGTGAGGGTGGCAGACGTTTTGCCTGTACCCATGCCGCTATAAATCGCGCAACGCGGATGATCAAGAATAAAATCTATGATCATCGTTTGCAGTGGTCGGGGTTTGAATTCACGGGCTGTCATTGTTGAGGCCCAGATTCACCAAATATTGCGGGCACATTTTCAACTTTTCCTAGACGAATTGAATAACCTAGATACCTATTCAACTTCTCGATTTTGTTTATTTTTGCTGCGTAGTTTGGTCGAAACCCAAAATTGCACCATGTGTTGAGTTCATCGACTACGGCAAGAAGATCGTTTAATTCGACTTGGATTCGCTCTAGATTGTTCAATGGCAAATCGGGGTGTTTTTCTGTCATTCCAAATTGAGCAGTTTTTAAAGCGATTTGAGCGATTTCACTAGATTCTTCAGCTAATTTATTTAACAAGAATTGTTCATGGGTCATCTTATTCATTTTTCACCTGCCTTATCTGCACCCCAAGCGGATAATCCGTTTTGTAGTGCAGGAATAAATTTAATAACTTGTTTGTCACTTAGCCCCTGAAGTAATTTTCTAAATTTATTCAGACTTAGTCCTTTACTCTTAACGCAAAGCGCGCGGTACATTTGGCGCGTATAAGCAACATTGTTTGTATTAATGAATTGAATAGTTTCTTGCTCAATCTCATTTATTTTCGGGCAAGCAACTTTTTCCTTGTTTGTAAAATTCATCCTAATAACTCCTTAATACGTTCAATACTGTCAATCAATTCAACGCGTTGCCCCATTCTGCGCATGCGTTCGTGTTCGCGTTCTTGGGCTGCGGTCGGCTTTTCGCCTGGTGCTTTTAGCTCTGCCCAAAACGTCAATTCGGGTAACATCACAATGCGGTCGGGCGCCGAGTTACGCCCAATCCACTTAACTTTGCGGACTTCGCCGCCAAGTTTCTGTACGCACTTGACCAGTGTTTTTTCAATTTTGGATTCACGCATATTTAGCAGCGCATCGGCATAAGAACGCCATTACAAGGAAAATATGGATGGAAAAAATCTATAATCGCGGCCTGTGTGTTAATACTGCTTGGTGAAAGTTCGACACCACTGTGCTTACACCCTAGTAATTTTGCGATTTTTTGAAAATCTGCCATGTATTGCCAATTGAACATTAGCGTTTGACCTTCATACTTTTGCATAGCAGATTTAAGGATTAGTCTTTTCCATTCTGGGAATTTACCGTCAATCGGTCGAAAGTTTTCTTGATATTCCCGCACAATTAGTTTTCCTTGCGTGCCGTCAATTTCAACCTTAACGATTACTTCTTCTGGATTTTTTTTGCCTACACCCGCTGCTTTCTTAATTAAAAATTCGATTGCATCCCTTGGGATAATAACTTGTGGCATTTCTTTAATTGATTCCAACGGTGCGTAAAACATGCGATGTCCATCTGTAGCTACAATATGCCCTTGATCAATAGCTACTCCGTTTAGATAAAATCTAATATCATTTTTTGATGCACAAATAAGCGCGGCTTTTAATAAAACGAGAGGTAATTCAAAAATAAGCATAGCGTTAGTCCTTCTTATATCTATAAGATTCAAAGCCTGCTGCCGCTAGAGGCAAATCAAGTGCCCATTGGGGATTAGTAGCAAGCAAGCTCGATAAGTGTTCGTGGTTGTATTCAGGTACGTCATCGGCTTCGGTAATCACTTCGTCATGGACTGAAAGATCGATTTCGTAGCCTGAACTTTCAATCAGCGGCATGTTTTCACCAAGCACATCACGGGCTACTGCCTGCGTAATGTTCTCTGCAAATTTGCCGCCATAGGTGTAAAGGCGTTCCCATTTTCGCGTGTATTGGTTATTGCCCATGTAAGAGATTTTGCCGTCTTGGACTTTGGCGCCCGGATAGCAGAGGAAGCGGCCGCTAGGTAATTTGATTAGCAGCCAAGAACCTTTCTTGATAAATGCAACCTTGCGGCAAGTGAAGGCGGTGTCTGGTGAGCTCAGTGCCTTGATTGCAGCTTCTTTAAGCTCAGACCACCACGCGAAAATATTCGGGTGTGCATAGCGCCAAGAGCGTTTGAATGAATCACAAACAAGCCAAGTGTTTTTCTTTAAACCAAAGGTCGTACGGCGTTCTTTTTTATGCCATTCCCAAGCGCGGATTGCTTCATTCATGATGGATGGTTCAATACTGTCAAATGCCTGAGCCGCCATGTCGTCAAGGTCTAGGCCGTAGGCAGCGGCAAAAGTTAAAAACGCTCCGACACCGCCTTCATAACCTAATGCTAATTCTTGGACCTTACCGACTTGGCGTTGTTCTTTATCCACATTCTCAGGCGATACGCCAAATGATTTTGCATAAGCCAATTTATAAAGGTCGTGGCCTTTACCTGCATCAAAGTCATAGAACGCTTTGATCTTCCATGTCTCACCTGCGAGCCATGCTAATGCACGACCCTCGATGTTTGATAAATCGGCGACTACAAGTTTTTTGCCTTCTGGCGCACAGATACAACCACGGATTGCAGAACTGGTAAGCTCCATCACATTTTCATAGAACAGATCTGCACAGCCGATTTTTAGCGTTTCGATGCCTTCATCGATTACAGACTGTTTAAGTACAGGCCTTGGTAAATTTTGCGGCTGAAATAATCGACCCGCCCAACGTCCTGTGCGAGATGCACCGTTGAACTGAAGCGTTCCGCGTAGGCGACCGTCTGAACTTGTTCCTTTTGCTAAGGCGTTATATTTTGCCGTACTGGTGGTTGAAGCTTGTAAACGTACCGCAAGTAATTCGCGAACTGCTAAAGGCAATGAGTCATCATTAACTCGACGTTCTAGAGTGGACTTCTGCATATCAGGAAGTGATACGCCATGCGCTTCAAGAATATGCTTTAGCATCGCATCACGTTGAGTCGCTGCTTGTACTTCACCGTCGGTTAAGTCCACTGTACGTTTTGCTAAACGAACTTGTGCCTTGTCTACGGCCTCAATCGCAGAATGAACTAATTCAAGATCGATGCAAACGCCACGATCATTAATTTTCTGGTCAAGGTGCCAAAGCGCTAATTCCGAATTACGGTAATTCCACTTTGGTATTTTCTTGTGCAATTCACGCATGGCATAAATATCGCTACGTGCATATTCAAGAAAACGTGACCATTCGACTGGATGCGTTTCACTGGTCGCTCGGCGAATTTTCTGATTTGCAGGACGCGGTTTACAGAAAAGCTGAATAAGTTGTTTACCTGCTTTGTCTTTTGCTTTGTCCTGATCGATCTTGAAAATATCGCAAAGCGTATCAAGAGAACCGGGTAGGGAATGGCTTAATGCTTGAACCATGGTGTCTTCCCATCGTTCAATTTTTAAATCAAACTTGGGAAGGGCGTGACGTAAAACAGTACGGTCAAACCCAGAATTATGAGCGACTAGCTTAATCTTGGGATCATTGAGATATCGGCTAAGCGAAGCGGAAATGCTGTTTGCAGTAAGATCTTCAACATGAACTAAACTATCATTTAATGCCCATGCGAACACCATGATTTCAGCATTCTCAGCATAGGCATGCGTACCGTTTTTAATCGGTGTTTCGCAGTACGTTTCTAAATCAAGGTAGAAGGTGTCGGTCATGCGCACACCCCGTTTTGAATCAAATAGTTAAAGTTGGATTTTGCTAATGCATAAGCTAAATCTGGCGGTACAGAATTGCCTACCATGCGTGTTTGTTCGGTTTTAGTTAAACGAATTGTTTTACCTTTCTCATCCACTCCATAGCTAAAAATATAGGTGTCTGGAAACCCTTGAGCTTTGAAAAGTTCATTTGGTTGAAACATGCGTAGACCAATATCTGTGATTCGATGCGGTACCCCTTTCACCATGACTATGCCAAAACGATCTTTGGTCGTAATTGTCCTCAAAGGGTGGTCAACTCGATTCACATCTTTTTCATTGCCGTAAAATGCTGTCAAAAAAGCAGATACGGCAGCAAAATGACCTGCACTCGCAGTAATTGTATGAAGTGGCTCATCTACAGATTGGCCAATGCAGTTATTCCGAAGTTTGACGATAGTGCCTGTTACCAAGCTGTGATGATCTTTAGATGTGATGGTATCTAAAGGTTTATTGCAATCTTTATCACCCACTACACCTGTATAGTGTTTGGCAATAAAGGCTGTCACTAAAGCATGGTGCCCGCCTTTAACAGATGCACAAATAGTCCTCAAAGGCTCACAGGCTTTCATACATCGAGGAGATGACGCATTCGCAATTTCGGTCATCACAGGTGCTATGTTTCCATTAACAATAAATGGATCTGGATTGTTAATTACTTGTTTTACTAAACCAGTCGCCACACGCTTTGATGTTGAATCCGCTAAAGGTTTTTTTCTTTCAAAAATACTTGGACAAGGAATTGACCAATCAATGCATTCTGCTGCTGTGCGCCAGGGCAATAAATTTCCTGTTTTAACTTCTTTAGAGTCTGGTCTTGCATGTGTTGGTTTGGGCCAAACGATAGGTAAACCGTCCCGGCGCGCAACAAGGAAAAATCGTCTACGTGTTGTTGGTGCGCCAAAGTCACACGCAATAAGTACACGCCATTCAACAACGTAACCTTGGTATCTAAGCGCATTCACAAAACTTCTAAACGTAGTGCCTTTATGTTTTGGACAAGGTTTACCGTCTTCGCCGATGCGTCCCCACGTTTTGAATTCTTCAACGTTTTCCAACATGATTACATCAGGCTCAACTAGATCAGCCCAACGTAGTGCCACCCATGCAAGCCCGCGAATTTTTTTATCTACAGGTTTGCTGCCTTTGGCCTTAGAGAAGTGCTTACAATCAGGGGAAAGCCAAACAAGCCCAACGGGTTTACCGTTTGTGACTTGCCTAGGATCTACATCCCAAACGCTTTCGCAATAGTGGCGAGTGTCGGGGTGATTAGCTCGATGCATTGCTAATGCTTTAGGATCATGGTTTATAGCAACATCGACAGATCGACCGAACGCTTGCTCTAAGCCAGTGCTTGTACCACCGCCACCAGCAAAATTATCAATTATTAATTTATCCAAACGCATATCTATCTCCTATGCTTTGGTAAAGTGAACGCAGAGGGTCAGCAATACATTCACTTTCCAAAGCAAACCACACTGACGCAGTGGCCTCGGTAATTACCTACGCGGAAATAGGGGAACGTATTAATTACTGCCGCGGTTATTTCCTGCTACAACACTCACGGCTTGTCGAATAACGCTTTTAGGCGTACAGGTGGACTCACATCACTATCCAAACATCGGGTCGGCTTCTAGGCTCTCGCTGCTCAGATCTTCAAAGTCATCTTCAGAAGCAACACCGCCACCTGCGAATGCTTCCCCATCACGTACAAATTGCACACCGCGAAGTGACGCATTGATTCGTTTGCCGTAGTTGTTGTCTTGGCACCAAAGTTCAACAGCAGCGTTCACATAGCATCCCGCATAAGGGCGACCATCTGCTTGAACCAATGGGGTTTTGCCGTCACGATCGAAAATAGTAGGACGAGTTTTATTACGCGCTGAGATAAAGAAATTACCTGCATAGCCTTCGTAATCGGCTTTAGTATCACCGTCATGCAAAGCCCCGCGGTCTTTGGTTTCGATTTCTTTTTTTACTTGAGGCCATTTAGTGCCCCATTTTTCAGCGCCCATTTTGTCCATTGCTGCACGGATTTCGGCAAGCTGAGGATGGTCACTTTCAAGAATGAAAGATGCAGAGAAAGCAGGTTCACCTTCACCGTTTACGGTTTTTGCTTCGAACAAAGCAGGGAATGCAAGGCGTACATTGTTTAGACGAATTTTCATGATATCGTTCCTTTATGCTGTTAAATCTTCAAATTGTGGTTTCATGTCCAGTGCAGGACGTTTGTCGCTTTCAGGTGCGACAGTAGGCTTACCGTCGTTCTGAGTGATTAGGGCTTCAACTTTCGACCACTGGCGCGGACCAATGACGTTTTCTTTTTGCAACTTGGATGCCGTAGTCGGTGAAATCAGTTTCAAGTCATACATCTGTTCAGTCTTAAGACGCATTGACTTGAACAATTCTTCTGCTTCTTTGTCGTCAGACCATTTACGTGAACCTTTGCGGCCTTCAACAAGCTTGAACCCTGGTACAACTTCGCCCGCATTTAGCTTTTCGTGAACTGCTGCATCAACTGCTTTAATCCAGTTCTCAAACAAAGGAATAGCTGCATAGAACTTGCTTAATCGATCATTCTCATAAGAAACGATTTGGGCTGTGGTTTCTGGTACCGCGGTTTGCAAATCGACTTGATCCAAATCCTCAAACTCACCTAGCATGGTTTGCATCAAATGGTCAGAAAGAGCGGTGCAAGTTGCTTTGGCTTTACACCACTGGCACTGTTTTTCACCTGGATTAAACGAACCTTCAAAATCTGCAATCGCACCACCGTCGCCATCCTCAAGACCGATTTCTAAGGCGCGAATATGTGCTACAGATTGCTTAACGTCTTGTGCAAATTCTTCGAGATGTTCAACAGTGACAACTTCTTCTGAGCAATGACCGATACGTGGCTGATGGATCACCTTACGAACACGCTTAAAGTCGCCAAATACACCAAACTCATCTAATGCACCCAAACCGTAAAGGTTCAATTGCTCATTGCCTGTTGCATCGACTTTCACGCCACGACCGTATTTCAGATCGTGTACCTGAATTTCATCAGACGTTAAAATAATGGCGTCTGAGGTACCGAAAGCGTCTTGTGCATCAATATAGGCGCCAAAACTAACGCGCTGCTCAACAAGAAGTTGATTGCCTTCTGCCTGTGAACGAACAGCATCCAAGTATTTTTGGATGTTTTCTGTCATCTCCATGTCAACATTAAAAAACGATGCTGCGTTAATCGCTTCTGGACGATCCCACCAATGTGCAACACCGTTTACCAAATAGATTTGGCGATTTAGGAAATCGGTTGCATCTTTACCTTGCTCTAAACATTCAGACGCAAGGAAATGCGCTGCCGTACCTAGTTCTGCATGCTCAGATGTAGAATCGGGCAAATCTTTTTCTAGGATCATACTGCCCGCACAATGCAACCAACGGTGCGCAGATGACGGACTTAGTTTTGCATGTGAAGTCATGGATTAACCTCCACAAACTCACCCGTAGCATTTACTTGATACCAAGTATCCGCTTTGACGTTTTCACCTTCGTAGGCAACTGCGAAGCGCACTTTTTTACTTTCATCTCTATAAGGGACGGCTGCGCATCCTCCTTTGCCAAGAGAAAAACGTGAATCAAGCCCTGCGCTGGCGATGATAGAATTCTCACCCGATGCTGCAAGTCGGCTGTCGTCACCCGATGCTGCAAGTCGGCTGTAGCGACCCGATGCTGCAAGTCGGCTGTCGTCACCCGATGCTGCAAGTTGGCTGTTGAAACCCGATGCTGCAAGTTGGCTGTT